TATAATTATTTTGACTGCACACATTTTTTTGAATATTTTGCGTATGATAGTTTAGGCGATTTTCTTATTAGTATTTTATACTAATAATGGCTAATAAAAAGTCGCCAAAAAGTCGCCACTATAAATATATATGTACATATTGTGATTATAAATGCAGTAAAATAAGCGACTTTTCTAAACATAATTTGACTGCAAAACATTTAAGGCTAATAAATCCTAATGAAAAGTCGCCAAAAGTCGCCAATGCATATGTTTGTAGTTGTGGAAAAAGTTATAAGCATATGTCGTCATTATGTAAACATAGAACTAAATGTAATAGCTACATGCAACAATCAATTGACATTGACCTGGATATTGATATTGACAACGATTACGTAGTTAGTATGTGTGCAGAACCCTCTGCTATTATTGATATACTTAAGCAAAATCAGGAATTTAAACAATTGATGGTTGATCAAAATCATCAAATGCATGAAACACAAAAACAGTTACAACAATCTTATGACCATAACACTGAATTACAAAACAAAATGGTTGAAATGTTAAAAGATGGTAAAACTATTAATAATACAAATAATCAAACATTTAACCTTAACTTTTTTCTCAATGATACCTGTAAAGATGCTATGAGTATTACAGATTTTATTTTAAATATTGATGTAACTAATGAAGAATTGGAATATATAGGACATAATGGTTACGTATCTGGAATGACAAAGTTGATAATGGACCGGCTTAAAAATATGGACGTTACAAAACGTCCAATACATTGTACTGACATAAAACGTGAAACAATGTATATTAAAGAAGAAAATGGATGGTGTAAAGATACTGAAGAGTTATCTAAGCTTCGTAAAATTTTAAGCCGGATATCAATGAATAATTATAGATCTGTACCAAATTGGCGAAATGCACATCCCGAGAGTGAAATCATTGCTAGTCGTACGTATGATTTTTGTTATAGAATGATGCAGGCATTATTAGGTGATGTAGAAGATGAACAAATAAAACTAGATAATAAAATTATAAAAACAATGGCCAAGGATTTATATATAAACAAAATTAAAAAAATATAATCATTATCATTATCTATATCAAACTATACAAAATTGATATAAATATTATTTGTTATCATTAAATAACAACTATATTCAAAATGGATGACATAGATCCAGAAATTCATCCATGTATTAATAGTCATTCGATTGATGATGTGTGTGATTATTATGATAATGTATTAAATTTAGATAAAACTACATATAAATCCTCTAATGACGAACCAACCCCCTTAAATTGTGTAAAAGAAATGATAAATTCAATACCAAGTACATTTTGGCAAAAAGATAATTTGAAAATTTTAGATCCATGTTGTGGTAATGGAAACTTTGGCGTATATGCATATGATAAACTTAAGACATATCACAATTCTAAGGATATATTAGAAAACATATTAGAATTTAATGATATTAATGAACCTAGATTAAATAACGTAAGAAATGTGTTTAATAATGACAATTATAATTTGCAAATTACTAATAGTGACTTCTTAAAAAACGATAGTTTACAACTATATAATTTAATTATGGCAAACCCGCCATATGCTAAAATTCTGGAAAATGGTAAGCGAGCTTCAAAAAATCATAATTTAATTAAAGATTTTATTCAACAATCATTATGTAAATTAGAAGTTGGGGGGTATTTACTCTTTATTACACCTGATAATTGGATGTCTTATGCAGATCGTAATGTATTAATTAAAATTCTAACAGAGTTACAAATCCTAAGGTTAGATATACATACCGCTAAAAAATATTTCAAAAAAATTGGATCAAGTTTTACATGGTATCTTATCGAGAACACACCTTCATATAAAGATATTAATATAAGTGGTATATGGAAAAAAAATGAATATATTAGTAATGTTCCATCAATTCAACGTAAATATATTCCATTGTTATATACACGTGAGGTATACAACATATTATCTAAGACCGTTGATAATGAGCACCTTGTTAAATATGCTGTAGAAACGAGTAGTAATTTACATAGATATACAAAACGTGATTTAATTCAGGACACTGCTGATGATATATATAAATACCGATTAATACATACGCCAAAACAGACATGTTATGCATCACGACCGCACAAATTCCAGGATGGCTATAAGGTTTTTATATCAACTACAGATAAATATAAAGTTTTTGTAGATAATTGTGGAATGACACAATCTATTGTTTTTATACGATGTTCTAGTGAAAATGAAGCCAACCAAATTAAGCAGGTATTAGAACACCCATTATATGTTTTTATCAATAATTTATGTCGATGGGGAAACTTCAATAATATTCGTATACTACAAAGTTTCCCAATTCCATCTATAGATATAACTGATGATTCAGCAATATATCGTCATTTTAATATTACAGATGAGGAAATTAAGTTTATTAATGATAATTAGAAGATAATTTATAATATAATATAATAAACATTATATTATATAATCTCTATCGACTTATGGAACAGCAAAATAATGATAATTATAATCGCCCCGATTGGGATACATATTTTAAGGAAATTGTCAAAGTTACATCAATGAGATCACCGTGTCAACGTCTTAAGGTTGGATGTTTACTAGTTAAAGATAACCGTATTGTTAGTCAAGGTTATAATGGTTTTTTACCAGGATGTCCACACAATAGTATAGTTAGAGATGATCATGAGCAAGCTACAATACATGCTGAACAAAATGCTATATGTGATTGTGCAAATAGAGGGGTTTCGTGTAACAATAGTACAGCATATATAACTCATTATCCATGTTTAATTTGTGCTAGATTATTGTTTGCATCAGGCATTAAGTCCATAAAATATATAGACAATTATAAAAATGATGACTTAGTTCAATATTTTGCTGATCAAAAAAATATTACAATTATACAAATATAACACTTATTAGAATAACGTAAAAAAAATAAGTCTTACAATTATACAAATAAGACTTATTATTTTTATGTTATTCTAATGATTAAACTTCGTTATTTTTTTGTAAACGACTTGAACGTCTAACTGGTTCCATTGTCATACGTTTATTTATAGTTTCTCTTCTCTTCATACTAGCTTCCATACGCTTCATTTCTGCTTCCTTGCGTTTTATTTCTGCTTCCTTTTTATTTTGTTCTTCTATTATTTTTTCATGTACATGTCTTTCCTGTTGAATATCATGTAATATTTTGTTTCTTTCCTGTTCAATCATTTTATATTCAGCATGCCATTCATCCATTCTATTCTCTTTCCAATATTTATTTCTGTAACTATGAGCTGATAGGTTTCTTAATTTGGCAGCATACGTATTCCAAATTGTTCTATCTTCTCTGTTTTCTAATACAATTGGCATGATTATTAAGTTGTATATTAATACGATTAAGTTATATACTAAATATAATTCAAAAACTTATCAATTTTATACATATTTGTATTTTTTAGTATACCTTTTTTCATTTTTTATAATTTGGATCTGCATTATCGCAAAGTTGTGGGATATGTCCTGTCAGCGAACGGAATAATTCAATACATCTGGATTCATAAGCATGATATGTTTGAGCAACTACTGATGTATTTTTTCCAAGAATATTAACTTCAACTGTAATATTGGGTAGTTTCCAACTATAAAATTCCCATGTATTTCCTAATAGTAGATCAGTTTCTATTGTATGATAAAGATGTGCATTTGTAACTGACATTTTACCCGGATTTGGTTCGCCATTTTTATTCAATCGTTCAGCTACACAATGTCCACATAAATATGACCCCCAACGAGCCTTCATTCCAGTACGTGTTCCACCCAATTTCATAATAATATTATTTCTAGTAATTATATAAATATGTTCTGCAGTTTCCTTCCATAGTGTCTCATTAACCGGGATAGTTTTTACTGTTGTACGGCGACTTTCACTATCATCTAGTACAATATCAGCCATCTTAATAAAATTAGCACCATTTGCATATTGACAATAATCCACTACACTCATCTCTTCTGGAATAAGATTTTTTGCCCACTTATTCCTAGCCTGAGTACCAGCTAAAAATTTAGGATGTGATTGCATGATTTGTCGAAAAATACTGTATGTTATGTTGTTAGATATATTATGTACTAATTTTAATCAATTTTATAAAATATTTCCAAAATTACTTTATAAAATTGAGAACATCCATAACAACTTAATATAAATAACTCAAATATACTATGAAAACACGTAGTCAAACCATAAAACCCTTGTTCGAAGTGAATATCGACTTTGATGAAGCAAGTCGATATTGGAATGCCAATAAAAAGAGAACAGGAGAGGGTAGTTACAAATATGTATGTGGAAAACCCCTAAAAAATGGCAACTTTTGTAAAAGAAACATTAAAACTGACAAAGATACTTGTTCTATTCATCTGTACACAAGCGATATGTAGATGAAATACAATCATTTATAAATTCATTATCATCTTTTTCTATTGGATCACTATAGCGCGAAGAGAACAATGCCGACATAATGTTATTTAAATCCCCCATACTTGCATCTAAACGCAACAATTCTCCCGATTTGATGTTAAATAGACGAAATATTTTTTCGTTTTCATCTGGGTTCTCTTCTTTTGTTTTCATGTTCCATAACCACGCATAAATAACGAGTTGTAACATATGATCATGTGTCAATTCACTAGTACATTTGAATTCCCAAATAGTAGTTTCTGTAATTAAATCCGTGCGAGCATTAAACCTGAACTTCTTTCCCGGTAAAATTCTGTCAATAAACTTATCGATATATACATGTTGATCATCCATAGATGCATTAATTATATATTCTTCCACTAATGGCGGAGAACATTGACAATCCGGGCTCACTACATTGCGTAATCGTTCTTTACATATCGACACCATCTCATCTGTAAGCCAGTTGTAATCGTCTTTATCAATTTGATTCAACTTAAAATACAATGATTCTTGTATTGCAGTATTGATATTAGCCATATACAAATAATCGTTGACAGATTCTATCGTTTCGGGTAGATTATCTATGATTTCTAATAAAAATTGTTGTTTTTTTTCAGTCAGGTTCTCTATATTGATATCAATAATATCATATAATATACTATCTTTTGTTTTATACGAATAAGAATCGTTCCACGCGTTCAACAAATGGTCATAATACATACACGGTATTGCGATACCATTCAAATCACTAATTTCCTCATAAAACCCTCT